AATTACTAAAGAATCAGCATTTACAGTACCGCCTTCATCTGTTACGCTTGTTAGTGCTTTTACTAATTGCTTTAATTCTTTAAGTTCTTTTTTTAATTCTTGTATCTCTTGGTTAACTTCTGGATTCATAGCTGTTCTATTTCGTTTTTTACTTCAATTAAATACTGGTGCGCTAAACTACCTTCATTGATATATAAACCATTTCTAAAGTCTAACATTTCTTCAACAACTTTTAACGCGCATTTTTTAGAAACGTCTTTATCTAATTTTAATTCTAAAATAAAAAAGTTATATATTTCGTATGCTTTTTTTAATTCTTTACTTGGGTTAAACCATTTGTCAACATCAAATTTCTTTTTCATATCACTTGAATTAAGTTATTATAATATTCTCTACATTCTTCTATTCGTGTTTTAATAGCTTCTATTACTTTCTCGTCTCGCTTTATTACATGCGTTTTAACACGCTTTTCCTTAGGTATATGTATGAAAGTATGTTTGGCTTCTACAAAGTCTATTATTTCGTCGTTTTCATCTATTTCGTTTCTTCGCCAGTGTTCCCTTCTTATTTCGTCACGAACGATTTGCAAAGGTGTATCAATCAAACAATAACACAATAACGCTTCTTGTTTATCAGTTAGCCACATATAACCCTGTAATTGATAGTAGTAATCTTTGTTTTTTACTTCTTCTTCTACTACCTTTTCAAAGAACGTGAACGCATCCCAAGAAGATTTTACATCTATTAATACGTCCGTGTTTACGTCAGGCTTACCAGTTACCCATTCATTTGTTATTCGTTCTTCATTCTTGTAAATAAATCCAACGTCTAAAACATTGTTAACTAACTTTATTGCTTCGGGTTCTACTTCATTTCCTTTATCGGTGTACCTTGACCAGAACTCTTTGTGTATATTGTATTTTTCTTCGACCGCTAATTCAAGTAAATACGTTTTAGTAGTTTGAGAAAGACGCACCCCCTTTTCTCGGGGGTTTGTCATAATTTTACCTATTTGTGAACATCGTATTTTCATAGCGCTTTCAATTGTTCAGGTGTTAAATCAAATTTAGCTCGTAGTTCTTCAGCAGTAAATTTACCTTCTTGAATTGCTTTTAGTGCTTCGAGAAATCTTTTATTGTCTAACGTTTCCGCTTTTCTATTATCTTTTGAATCAGGATCGTTTTCCGTTTCATCAATTAAGAATAAACCGTTTAAAGCGTACTTACGTGCGTAGCTTGAAGCCGTTCCAGTTGTTTGTTCGCTTGACATACCTTTATGCTCGCTTAATTCAGCATAGGCGTTTACTTTAATTTCTCCATCCGTGTTAATCAAAGTTGCAGTTGCTTTTAAAAATAACCTACTACCAACCTCTACTACTTCATCAGTGAGTATTAATACACTTTCGTATTTGTATAAAATAGGTTTTGCAGATTCAAGTATTTGTTCTGCACTTCGATATTTGAAGCCGCCAAATTTGTTGAAGCTTCCTTTAGGGCATTTTAATTCTGCCTGAATTTTAGTTAACTGTTTCATGTTATTTTGTGTTTTGTGTTATGCAAATTTAATAATAATTTTTAATATAACTATAATTAAAAAAAATATTTATAGAAATTTCTTTAATCCTTGTACCGCATTCTCTATTGAATTAGCTCGTTCCTGAAGGCTTATAATTTGTTGTTGAATAGTAAGTTTACAATCGCTGGTGAAATACCCGTTAGAAGTAGCTATTAACGGCAATAAACCATTTGAACGAATATAGTTAACTAACTTTCTTAATCTCGGTTGTGTTAATCTTATTTTGTATCCGTTATTTTCTAAAAATACATTCATTCTTTTTACTATTAATTCAGCTTTGATCGGGTTCGACTTTTTGTAAGCTCTAAATCCGTGAATTACCAGCTGTAAAATTTCCATTTCTTCAGCGCTTAATTCGTGCGTGTACTGTTCAAAATTTGTTATCATAAGTTATATGTTTCTTTATAATAATTATTACCATCGTACCAATTTACATCGTTACTTTCCGAATATTCGTAAGGTGTATTTTGACCTTCATTATACGCTTCAATTATTTGCTGCTTTTCAATATCTATAAACTTGTGAAACGTTTGTATAAAAGCCCTACCTTTTTCAGTATGCACGTCAAAAAAAGACGGATGCAATTCTTCTAATAAATTAAAAGCTTCTTGTAATGCTGTTTTTTTCATTTGTAAATGTTTTTTAAGTTATTCTTTTCAGCGTATCGAATTACAAAATCCTGCGCATCTTCTAACCTTTGACTTGAATATAAATACTTTCTGTTTCTGCGAACGTAAAAGTAATTGTAAACGTAACCGTACTTGTTTTTTACCTTAGTTGGGTAAATCCATTTTAACTGTTTTTCCATATCTATTTATTTTGTGTTTGTCAAAAGTAATATAAATTATTAATATAGTTCTAATTCTTTACATTTTTTTTTATAGGTGCTGATTATTTCTTTTAGTTCGTCTATTGTGAACTTTCGTGTTTTAGTAGCTTCAGCGCTTAAATTCTCAAATTCCTCTATTCCTATTTTCTTCAATAAGTTTTCACGGTAGTAAATTAAGTTACCTGAAAGATAGGTATTGCAGTGTTCACACTGAAGGTGAACATTCCTTTCGTCAAATCTAACGGACCAATGATTGTTAGCGTTGTAGAAGTGTCCAGCATTTTCTTTTAACGGCTTCTTTTGGCAAGAAATACAAGCGTTCCCAGCATCACGTAATCGAATATACTTGTTAAATACTTGTTGAGCTAATTTAACGTAGTCGGATAAAGTCATTAAATCCATTTTTAACTTCGCCTTTTTACGTTTCCAATTTTTATCTTTTACTTCGTTTATCCATTCAGCTACACAACTTGGCTCAAAGCAATTTTTTTGTAGTGTTGTAATCGGTGAAAAGACGGATTTACAGTAGCGGCATTTTCGTGTTTTCATATCTCGATATTAACGTTGATTTGTTCTAAGTGTCTAATCTTTTGCTTAAGTTGCATTATTTCTATTTCCATTGCAAATTGTTTTTTGTTACTTGCCTGAAGTAGTTTATCTACGTGTTCAAAGTATAACACCGCTTCACCTACTTCGGTTAAACTCTTTTCCATTGAATCAATTAAATCTTTTCTGTGTCCGTGTTTTTCTTTGATGTTATCTAAAGAATTTTGAATCTTTAAATAAACAGTCCATAAACCCGTTTTTCTTTTTATAAATTCAATGCTCATATCTTTATTTTTTTGTGTTTTTTCGACATACTTTTATTTTATGTTTATTCAATCTACGTTCAAATTATCCCGCTTTATCCCGCCAAGACCTGATAATTTTTATAAATGTAAAATGTTTTTTATAAACTCTAATGGTCTTGTTTCTTCATTACCGTACAAATCTTTGACTATAATACTATTTCCTTTTAAAATTATTTCAGCTGTTGCGTACCATTCAACCGTACCAAAACAATTATAATTTACGTGTTCATCTCTTGCATCTTTTAAACTTTCGTGCCTATCTGAATATATATTTTCATTATTTCTAATTAATTCCTCACGTAAAGACATATGGTTAACTTTCCAACGCATCATTAATTTATAAGCAGCTCCATACATACTCATTCGCTTTTCAATATCTCGTGTTTTTCCATATTTATATTTAGTTCCTTCTTCAATTATTTCTCCATTTCGTGTTATTGTTTGATAATCGACGCTACAGATATAAATATAACCTTGTTGGTTTTTTGATTTTTCAAAAAATTCTTTCATAATTAAAATGGCATTTCGGGGTTTCCGTCTTTATTTATTCTTGGCTCTAATTCTTTAAACGCACCTTGCTTCATTCTTTCACTAAACGAAAGTAATTCTTTTCCGTTTACAATATCAGGTTTTGAAGTTGGAAAACTATTTGAAATTGGTTTAGGTTCGTGTTTACTTCGATTAGCATATATTTTATTATCAGCAAAATCTTTAATGTAGTATTGATATTTTTCAACGTCTAAAAATAGTTTGTAAGTTCCGTTTTTTGATACGCCTTTAGGCTTGCTTTTAGCAACTTTTAAATGCACTTCGTTTTCTTCATATACATTACCTTGACTATCAGTTAAACCCTTTGGTGGTCGCCACGGAATTAAAACCGTTAAACCTTTTCTAAACCATACTTGACCGCCCGCAAAATCACGAGCCGTTGGCATAGGGTAAAATGTATGTCCATTTTGAGTTATTGGCGCTTGGTCACGTACATGATTAATAATACAGTTGTGTCGCTTTGTCTTTCGTGCGTTTTTACGTGCAAGTCCTAAAATTCTACTTAGGTATTTATCTTCACGGTTTAAATCTGAAGATTCAAATTTTTCAGTTAGTTCATTCCACGGATCAATTGTAGTAGTATGTATATCAATTTCTTCTTTTCTTGAAATTATATCTACTAATTCGTAAAACTCTTCAAGTGTCAAATCTTTATCAATAGGATCAATTACTATAAAATGATCGTTAATAAACATTTCAGCGGCAACTTGTTCGCCTTGTGTCATTGAGTTTTCGCCTATTGTGTACGGTTTACCGATATATTTATAGCATAATTCAGCGTATATTTCGGCAGCGTTACCCGTTTCAGGAGAAAATATTACGTGTTTCCATCCGTGTATGCAACTTAAGTTAATTAGAAACTCAAACCATATTTCAGTTTTACCACTCGCTGGTGCTGCTCCTATGTAAGTTGTACACCCTTCTTTCACCGTGTACGGTATTTGGTCAAAAGTCCAACCGATTGATTTACCTCGAACGTTTTTAAGGTTACGTATGTCATTTAATTGCCCTTGTAAGTCGCTTAATCTTTTGTACATTTTATTCATGTATTACAGGTGCAAAATAAACATCTTTTACTTCAGTAGTATCAAACCCGTATTTATCAATAGTATCTGTTCTACTAAAAAATTCAGGTGTGCAATATTGATAATTTTTTTCTTTGTGGTATTCGTTGTTTTTGCAATTAATTATTGCTGTTAAAACTTGTTGTTTAGAATAACCTTGGTTTATCAAAGATTTGTATTTTGATTTTACTTTGTTATTTACTACTTTAAATTCTCTTTTAAAATTCAAATTAATAAAATCAAGCAACGCTTGAAAATCTATTTGTTCTTTTACTTCTTCTTTCTCTTTCTCTTGTTCTTTCTCTTGTTGCCAAGGGTCTACCGAAGCCCCTACCGAACCCCCTTGCCAAGGGTCTTTATTAGGGTGTAATTGAATAGTCTTATTTACATACCCATCTATTTGTTTATCAATAGAATGCTTTTGAGAAAGGTAGGCAAATTTAACCATACCATTAAGTTCTGAATCAATATTAGTAAACTGTTTTTTTAACAACGCGTCGTAAAAAGCAAGTCTATCTTTATCGTTCAATTCGTTAGCCACTTCCCAGTAACTACGATAAAAATTAAATCCCTTCCTCATCGCTAATCAGTGCTATTTGTTTACGTAACTCTTTGCTAAATTTTATTGCTGTTTTTTTCTCTAAAGCAATCCAAATTTCAGGACTCGCTTCTTCTTTAATGCCAATAAAAATTTCATTACGTGTGTTACAAAAACACCTTAATTCTGTGGTGTCGGAATTTGATTTTTCAGAACCGTAAAATACTAATTGTACCATAATTTTAATAAATGTTTTTAGAAAACAAGTAAACTTTAAATGCAAAAAACCCTTTAGCGTTCGGGAGCAGCCTACTAACTAAAGAGTTTTACTATTAAATTTCTTATGTTACCTCTGCTCAGGTATGCAAATATACAAATAATTTTTTAATCAAATTCGTTGTTTATCCATTTTTTTAAAACTTTTCTTTTCCAGTATTGAAATACTCTATTGTTACGCACCGTTAAAGGTTGGTGGTGGTAACGTGTTAAATTACGTCTTACTTTCATTTTCCTCTACCTAATGCCTCAACAAATTGATGCCGTGTTACTGTGCTTAGTTTATTCTTAAAGTCAAAGAACTCGTAAACGTTCCCAGTGTATCCAAACTCAATCTTTTTAGCTTGTTTGTGAATAGTAAAGAAATAGTTTATTTCGTCTTTTAGTATTTCGTAGGTTCTGATTCCCTGATTCCTGAATACTACCGAATAAATAGTACCTCCAAACTCATCACTTTCCACGATAGCAAAAGGCGTTCGAGACAAATACAACTCTTTTAAAGTTACTTCTGATTTCATTTATCATTTATTTTATTATAAATTAATCCAATTACTATTGCTATAAAACCAACCGCAGCCAGTAATAAAGCCAGTTTTGCTTCTTCTGCCATTCTATTCTGCTTTAAATTTTACTTTTTATTACTAATTTTAATTCTCCATTAATATCGGATTCTACTTCTTCGTGAATTTTATCCACGTACTTTTGGCTAAATTCTATTTCGT